TGCGCCGCAACCTGACAGCCTTCATGGACGAATACCACGAGAGCTGTGAGTTCGCCATCCTGCTGAACAACATCGCGGGAGCGCGTAACGTGAGGCCAAACGCCACGCTAAAGATACGGGCGGCGCTGGACGCGCTGACCGATGACATCATGGACATAATCGTAACCAAATATGCTGTTCCAACGCCGAAAGTCGGGCATACTAGCCCCAGCAAAGAGCAAGTCGGAGGGTGCCTTCGGCTCCCAGCGCGCGCTCAAGTGCCACTACTGCCCGCGCCCGATTCTCAAGTCGCAGGAGCCGGGCGGCACGCTCAAGACGCGTGACGGCCACCCAATCTGCCGAATCTGCCGCGCCACCAAGGCCAGCCAATGCGCCAAGGACATCGCGGCCGGCAAGCAGGATTGGGAGAACGACCGCTCGCGCCGCAAGGTGGCGCTACGCCAGATGGAAGTCTCCCGCGCCAACGAGCGCGTGCTGGACGTGGCCGCTGAATCAATCATCAAGACGAACACGCAGAACCCGAACATCAAGGAATACAAGCGCGAAAGCGAAGTATTCAAGCCTAAAGCCTAACCCCTAGACCCGTATGGCGCTAAAGAAAGGACAATTCCCGTCACCGACGGAGCTACTGCGCGTTCAGACGCTCGGGAAGTTCGAGCGCCTTTACGAGAACGAGGGCGCTTCCGTCCTGCCGATCCACGAAATCATCCGCCGCCAGTTCAAGAAGGACAAGGATTTGATTTACCTGTCGCACGCCATCCCCTCGAAGGTGAGCGACTTCTACGGCGACTTCGTTCATGGCGACGACAGCCGCCTAGTCATCGAGAGCACAGAGGACGGAGGCGACGAGGCCGAGACGGTGGATAAAATCGTCACGGAGAACCGCCTGACGGAGAGCGTCAATGACATTGCTGTCGAGCAGTCGGAGTTCGGCTTCACCGTCCTCATCGGCTACGTCAAGGACGGCAGTTTCCGCGTCCAGCGCGTCAATGCCGACCAGTATTTCCCGCAGGCCGACGGCTCAATCGTGTTCGCGACCTACATCGAGCGGCCTGACAGCCGGCCGGAGAACCGTCAGTTCTGGCTCTACACCCAGCAGTATTTCGCGGAGAAGGCCGGAACCTACGCCGTCCCGTCGCTTGAAGGCATGGAGACGCTTGGCACCAAGAGCCGCGTCCGCATCGAGCGCCGCCTTTGGACTACACGCGACGGCCGCATCGAAGACCAGATTCCGCTCTCCGCCTACGACGGCTCGCTGGTAGAGGACGAGGCAATTGACGGGCTGGACGCAATCCCGGCAGTCCAAATCGACAACGGCCGCAGGACGAAGTGGGGGTTCGGCAAGTCCGACTACCACGACATCATGCCCCAGCTCGCGGAAATCAACGAGCGCTCTAGCCACGTCGCCATCCAGTTGCTCAAGAACCTAGACGCCAAGATGGTGCTCCCGGACGTGACCGGCATCAAGGACAGCAAGGGCAACCCCGTGCCGTTCGATGCCCTCTACATCGCGAACAAGGAGCAGGACACGGCGCGCTACATCACCAACGACAACACGCTCATCGAGGAGGCGTTCAAGCACATCGACCGGCAGATCCACCTGATTTCGTGGATTACCGGCGTCCCCGTGTGGGAAATGCTCGATTCGTCCATGCCCGAGCGCGTGGATGCGATGAAAATCAAGCTGTTCAACGCCGAGCGCAAGACACAGGGCAAGCGCGCCAAAATCCGCGCCGGCTTCGAGGAAATCATCAAGATTGGCTTCAAGATGCTAGGCAAGGAGATGAAGGGCGGCGTCCGCGTAACCTTCGGCTCGGTCATCCCATCAGACCCGGTTGCCGACGCGCAGGTCGAGAGCGAGAAGGTCGCGGCCGGCCTGTCCTCGAAGTTCAGCGCCATCAAGCGCCTTGAGAACTACACCCCTGCCGAGGTTGATGCCGAAATGGCGCAGATCGCCAAGGAAGCCACGGCCAGCGGCGTGCTGGACGCCAATGACGCCCCAACGCTATGAGCTTCCCAATCACGGGCAGGCGTCCCGGCCGCGTAGCCCGGACGCTCGCGAAGGTAGCCATCGTTGCGGTGGCTCTTGAGATGACCTATATCGGCCTATACGCGACGAAAACGGCCGAGACATACCAAACACCATCCAGCCAGCAAACGACGCGCTAGGCGCAAGCCAGCGCCTAATCCGGCGATTCTATGAACTCACCATCAACCAACCAGCCGTTCAACGGCATGGAGGACGCCCCTAAGACCGTCGGCGACGCTTCCGCGCTCGCCGGCGGAGCCATGACAAGCAACGCCAAGGCGCTTGAGGTTCAGGCGCGCAAGGTGGATTGGCTTTTCTTGGCAAAGTCTGCCGTGGCGGCGTCGCTGTGCCTCGCCGTCTGCGTCTTCTCGCTCACCTTCGCCGTAACCTTCGGCATCGAGGCGGCTAAGCACGTCTTCTAGCATGGCAGTCCGCCTTGACCAGCGCCGCAACATGGCCGCAATCCTCGACAAGGCAGACCTGTCGGGGCTTTTGGACATCATGGACGGGCTGGACAAGGAGGTAAGGCAGGAGATGATTGCTGGCCTCGCCGTGCGCCTCACGGACAGCCGCAAGCAGGCGGTCATCGACGCCGTGAAGCAGGCCGTGGCTAACCGAGACGGCCAGCTCCGCGCTTGGCTACAGGAGAACATCCCGGAGAGCTACGTCAGGGGCACGCAAATCATCGACGGCGAGGCTCGCAACGTCGGCCTACAGGCGGATTTGGCTAAGCTGTCGGTTTCCGTGATTAAGGGCGCGAACCTGACGCTTCACCTCGACGCGGTTAATGCCCTGCTGTCGGATGCCTACTTGGACTTCGCCGGCGGCATGAACGGCATGGTAGGAGCGGCCACGCGCCAGCTCAACGCGGCCGCTAAGCTACAGGTGCGCGCGAAGGTCATCGCCGGACAGGCTACCGGCGCGTCTGTCAGCCGAATCGCCCGCGACATCCAGCAGACAATCGGCCAGCAGGGCTTTTCCGTCCTGATTGACCGTGGCGGCAACCGCTGGACGCTCAAGCAATACTCAACCATGCTGGCGCGCACGCACATCGTAAAAAGCGCCAACGAGGGCTGTATCAGCCGGTGTATCGAGATGGGCGTTGATTTGGTTCAGGTCAGCTCTCACGCGTCTGCCTGCGAGATTTGCTCCGCTCACGAGGGCAAAATCTACAGCATCAGCGGACGCTCCGACGAATACCCGAAACTGTCGGGCGACGGGCATTTCCATCCGAGGTGTAAGCACACGCTCATCCCGCGCCCTGACCTGATGAAGGAGCCGCCGCAGGAGAGCGAATACCTGTATCACGGCTCCGACGCGCACCCGTCGCAGATCGCTGACGGCGGGCTGAAACTAGGCAAGGCAGGCGATTACGTCGCCTTCACGTCGAACCAGTCGTATGCCAAGAACTACGGCGCGAGGCTCTACCGCGTCAAGCGCTCCGACATGGGCGGCGACCTCATCGTGAGGCATGACGTTACGGAGCAGACGGCCGGCCGCGCCGACGAGCTGGACAGCCTGAAACCAGTCCCGGCGAAGGATGTCGAGGTGCTGAAAAACGGTCGGTGGGTGAAGGTGGCGGAATAGCCAAAAGGGCGGTCTTCGATTCTACCGAAGACCGTTTTTATTTATCGGGATAAATTCGCCGAATTAAAAAATAAATAGTCCATTTGACCTTAAAACAGGCGGACTAAATCGCGATTAAATCAGAAATAATCGTCCAAGGGCAAAAACAAAAGGACTGTTGGCAGTCCTTGTGCTGGGGTCTTCCCAATTCGATTGCTGTCGGTCGGACGAGCCGTGGCCGGTGCCGCCGGTGCCTTGGACGGGACAGACGCGGCCTAGGCCGTTTGTCGTCCAGCCGGGACATCATGCCACAGCTTGCCACGGCTGGCAACGTTTGGTGTTGCGGCGCTCCGCTCGGGTGTGGTATGATTCGAGCGAAGGCGGTTCGCCTGTCACTCTAGGTCAATCCTCACCTAGCCAAGAAATGAGGAAATAACAGCGCGACAGCGCAAGGAGACACTATGCGAAACGGTCACATCACGAAGGTTCGGGTTTATTCACAGGATGGCTTCGAGGGAGACGAGCAGAAGTTCGTCGAAATCGAGGGCAAGAAGTATCAGGCCGACCCGGCCGACGCTTCCAAGCCTGCCAAGGACAAGGACGGCAACCCCGTCCCGTTCGAGGAGAAGAAACCCGCCGCTGATCCGGGCAAGAAGTCCGTCGAGGAGCTTGCCAAGGAGAACCCAGAAGTCGCCGCCATCCTCGCGGAGCGTGACGACCTCAAGGGAAAGGTCAAGTCGCACGAGACTGCCGCCGCCGAAGCCGAGCGCAAGGCGCTTGAAGGCAAGGGAGAGTGGCAGAAAATCGCTGACGACGAGAAGGCCAAGCGCACGGCCGCAGAGGCCAAGGTCGCGGAACTCACGGAGCACCTGTCCAAATACAAGGACACGACGAAGACGATTTACGATTCGCTGGTCGAGCAGATCCCGACGGATAAGCGCACGCTCATCCCGGAGGAAATGCCGCTCCGCGCTCGCCTCGAATACGTCGTGAAGAACGCCAGCCTTCTTGGGGCTTCCCCTCTCGGCAACAAGGGCGGCGGCGTTCCCCCTCACAAGTCTCCGACCGGCGAGAAGGAAACCCTGACCGCCGAGTTCAACGATTTGGTCGCCAAAGCCAGCTCCGGCAAGGCCACCTTCGCAGAGCAGAACCGTTTGGAGGTCGTCTCCAAGCGCATCAAGGAGCTTAACCAAGCTCCCGCCAAATAATTCATCTAGTCTAAGCGAAAAATCCCTATGGATTTGGGTCTTCACACTACGCTTGAGGATGCTAACAGCAAGCTCGACCCCGAAGTGGTCGCGATTGCCGCGCGCCTCAATCCGACCTTCGCCAAGGAATTTGGCAAGGTCTGGGACTTGTTCAGCGTCCGTCCCACCCCGTTCAGCACCGACGAGATTGAGGTGCTGTCCCGCCAGTATACTGCCCCCGACGTGTCCATCACGGCCGGTGGCTCCAACACCGATTGGGATAACGCGTCCGACACGACCGCCCTCCCGGTGTCCGCTGGCACCATCTCTCGCCTGACCATCGGCGACATCCTCCTCGTCGAGGACGAAATCGTGGTCGTCAAGTCCGTTGATCGCTCCGGCAACACCATCGACGTGTATGAGCGCGGCGCTGGCGAAACCGACGGCGCTCGCCACGGCACCGCCGCCCTCACGGCGAAAATCATCGGTAACGCCCACGAGGAGGGCAAGGTCGATCCCGAGGCGATGGCCGAAGGCACCGACAAATTCACCAACTACCTCCAGTTGGTCGAGGAAGTCATCGACCTGTCCTACGCCGACAGCGAGCAGGCTCGCAAGGTCGGCAAGACCGCTGACGTTCTCAAGCGCGAGGCGCTTGACCGCGTTATGCGCGACCTCGCCCGCACGTCCATCTTCGGCACCGCGCGCGCTCCGGCCGCTGGTCATGCCGCGCAGACCCGTGGCCTCATCGGCTGGCTGACCCTCTCTGGTGGCCTCTCCACGGCGGTCAATGGTGCTTTCACGGAGACGGTTCTCAAGAACCTGCTCCAAGACGTGCGCCTCGCAGGCGGCACGGTCAATGCCATCGTGATGTCCCCGAGCAAGAAGACCTTGTTCAACACCTTCACGAGCGCCGACGCGACCCGTCAGGACGTGAATGACAACAAGGCCGGCCGCATCGTCGAGTTCTACCTCGCCGACGGCTTCGGTGCCATCCCGGTCATCGTCGATCTCGACTGGCCGGCCGACAAGGTTGCCGTGGTCAATACCGCGCTCCTCTACAAGGGCTGGAAGCTCAACGACGCTCTCCGCTTCGTCACCGAGACGAACACCTCGTCCCGCGAGAAGAAGGAGACGCTACAGGGCAAGTTCGGCCTCTACGTCGAGGGCATCGGCACCAGCCACGCCGTCGCGACGCATCTCTCCTAAGTAACAAGGCGGGGGGTGGCATGAAAACCGCCCCCCGCTTTCGCCTGTAACATTATGGCTTCCAAGAAAGACCTGCTCGAAAAGTGCGCCGAATACGGCATCGAGGTCGCTGAAACCGACACCGCCGCCGTGCTCGCGCAGAAGATCGACGAGTATAAGGCGGCTCACCCGGAGCTTACCGAAAAGCCCGAGAAGAAGGCTGTCTTCTACCACGTCAAGCGCCAATGCTACGTCGATGCGACCCGTCGCATCGCCCCCGGCCTCTACCGGCTGGACGAGCCTGTCGAGCGCCTTGACATCGCCAAGAGCAACGTCGTCGAGAAGTTCGACGCTGTGCCCGAGGTGGTCATCCACTCCGTCGCCAACTCCTTGCGCGTCAAGGTGAAGACCGACAAGGGCGACTACCGCAAGAAGGACGAAATCCTTGAGGACATCCTCGCCGACTACCGCCCGTTCTAGGGCGATTCGCCGGTTAATCCACGCACCATATGGCTGAATTAGGCCACATCGAGCGCACCCGCAACGCGGAGCAGATTGACGGCAAGGAAGTCGTCATCGGTGCCGAGACTGTCGTGGTCAAGAGCACGGACGCTGACGGCAACGTCACCGAGTGCTCCGGCCTGACCGTCCCGACCGACGACACCGCCGGCTACGCGAAGGAGTGCCGCTTCATCAAGTCCGACGCCGCAGACGGCGCGGCCGGCGAATACCGCAACATCGGCACCGCCCTTGCCTGCGAGTTCGCCTTGGACGCCAACGTCCCGGCCGACGGCGATGCCGTCGAGAACAACCTCGCCAAGTTCGACGCCAACGGCAACCCGGTAGATTCCGGCACGTCGCTCGCCGCGCTTGTCGCCGCCCTCGCCAAGGTCGCGCAATTCACCAAGAAGGTCGTCTTCGCCGAGGAGAAGACCACGGCCGGCGGCAACGCCGTCGAGGCCATCGCCTGCTCCGGCATCGTCGCCACGACCGACAAGGTGACTGTCTGCCTCAAGGACGACGGCACCAACAACGTCACCATCAAGGGCTACGCCGTCACCAACGACACCGTTACGGTGACGTTCAGCGGCGACCCGGGCGCTGACACGGTTGTCGTCGTCACGGCAATCCGCCCAGTCACCTAGAGCGACTGACAGAACGCCCTCCCGCTTGTTGCGAGGGGGCGTTTTTGGTATCATTGTGGCATGAGGTATCTTCTCCCGAAATCAGAGCTTCAATCCGACGCCCCCGGCTGGTTCATAGCTGAATACGCCTCGGACAACGTTTTCAGGGGAAGGCGCGAGCTGATGTTTCGATGCCCCAAGTGCCTGTGCCTCGGCGCGCTCGGCCTCCACAGCGTAGATCAAAACGGCGAGGTCAATGCGAGCGTCCTCCACCAGAGGCCGTCGGCCGGCGTCGAAACCTGCGGTTGGCACGAATGGGTCACTTTGGAAGGGTGGCCTCCGAGCCTCCACAAGGCCGCAGGAGAGCGTTTCATCACCGAGACACCCAACTAATCCACTTAGGGCTTTACCGTTCGCTACGGCCAAGCCAGCGGCCAGCACGGCCACGCAAACCTATGGCTACCTACATCGACGAGGCCACGCTCAAGAGCTATTCAGGCATCGACTACGCCGCCGCGCTTTCGGCCTACGTCCTCGTCATCATCGATTCGGTGACTAAATATATCGAGAACGAGTGTGGCGAGCCGGTCTTCGGCGCGCGCGTCTTCCTCAAGCCCGACACGGACACGTCATCCGCCCGGAAGTTCGACGGCAACGGCTCCGGCGAGATTGCCGTCGGCGACCTCGTGAGCGTCGATTCTGTCACCCTAGACGGCATCGCTCTGGTAAAAGACGAGGATTATTTGCTCTACCCGCTCAACGCGGCCGCTCTCGGCCGTCCGTATGAGCAGATTCAGCTCATCCAGCCGGAGAGCCGCGCCGCCTTCAACAGCCGCGCCGCAGTCGCGAGCCGCTACGTCTTCACGGAGGGTCAGGGCAACGTCGTCGTGACCGGCAAGTGGCGTTTCAGCGACGCCGTGCCGTCCGACATCAAGCTGGCCGCGCTCAAGCTGGCGGGTGCCGTGCTCAAGGAGCGCAACGACGCCGCCCACAAGGACATCGCGAGCGAGACAATCGGCGACTACTCCGTGAGCTACGAGAGGCTGTCGCAGGTCGCCCACAGCCTCGGCGTCAGCCAGATTCTCGCGAGCTACAAGCGCCGCGTCGCCTCCCGCGCCGTCGGCACCTTCACCGTATGAGCTTCGCCAGCCTGCTCAACAAGACCTGCGTAATCCAGTCGAAGACGCAGGCACAGGGCGCTACCGGCGAGAAGACCGAGAGCTGGGCGACCAAGACCGGGTGCTCCGCTGTGGCCTGCCGCTACCGCCGCATCAACGGCGTCCCGTCGGTCGAGATGGCCGGATATCAGGTGACGACCGGCGATTACGAGTTCTTCTTCGCGGCCGGCGCGAGCGTCACGGACGCAGACCGCATCGTCGCGGACGGCAAGACGTTCAGCGTCCTCGCGGCCGTCCCGGACAGCAAAGGCCACCACGTCGAGGCTTTCTGCCGCCTAGTGACGTTCAGCTAAAACCGCTATGTTCCGCAAAATTGGCGACGTTGGAAGCGCCGCAGAGAGGAAACTGGACAGGGCGCTGAACGAAATCGCCCTGCTGGCGGAAGGAGAAATCAAGAACCGCACGCCTGTCGTCACAGGTCGCCTCAAGTCGTCGATGGCGGCGCACGACGACGGGTTGCTCAAAAAGAGCGTGGTCACGAACGTCGAGTATGCCCCATACGTCGAGTTCGGCACCCGCTCAAGCTCACCAAGGTCGATGATGCGTAGCGGGGTGCGCGCGGCCGACGAGAAGGCCGAGCCGATACTCCGCAGGCACCTCGCTAAACCGCAATGATATGACCGAAAAAGCGCTAAAGGAAGCTCTATTTACGGAGCTGAAAAACAACTCGGCAATCGCGGCGCTGGTCGGCGACGGCGGTTCGGGATATAACATCTACCCGCTCAAGTGCCCGGACGGCGTTACACTCGGCGCGGCAATCACCTACTCGGTCATCAGCCGCCGCAAGCAGTTGATCAAGGGAATCCCGCGCTTCCAGCTCACCTGTATGGCTCCGACCTACGCCGTGGCGTGCGACTTGGCCGACAAGGTGCGCGCGGCGCTGGACGACCACAGCGAGCACCTGCTGGGCGGGACTGTCCCCGTGAATTACATCAAGGTCGGCAACCAGACGGAGTTCTTCGAGCCAAAGGGCGCGATGTATCAAATCGCGGTTGAAGTCGATTTGACTGTGCGCTATAATTAAACCGCTATGCCAAAGCAACCCACAAAAGCAGGCAAGGAGGCCGACGCGACGGAGCCGAAAGGCAAGGTCACGCTGGTCGCCCTGCGTAACGCGAGGCTCAACGACGGCACGTTTGTCGGAGAGGGCGAACGGGTCACGGTGAGCCGCGATTACGCGGAGCTGTGCGCGAAAGAAACGCCCCCGCGCTTTAAGCGGGCGTAAAATGTAACCGCCACCTATGGCTACTACCACCATTCAGGCGCAGGCGTCCATCCGCACGGGTTCCCTGCGTATCAAGGTCGGTGATTCCTTCGCGGCTCTGGTCGATATCGGCGCTATCCGCAAGCCGAAGTTCGCCAGCCTCGCGAAGAATCAGGAGATCGCCTTCGACAACGTGGATTCGCTCAAGCGCTTCGTCGATGGCGACAAGGCGCAGATCGAGTTCGAGCTGTGCGAAATCAACCTCACCAACCTCGCCGTCTTCGACGCCGGCCTCATCACCCTCACGCCGGTCGCCGGCTCCGCCACCCCGGTCACGGGCGAGGCGCACGGCACGGGCTGGACGCAGGGCACGCCTATCCGGCTGACCAACAAGAACGGCGCTAACACCATCGTTAGCTCCATCGTCGTCAAGGCCGCTGGCTCCGCGCTGGTGCTCAACACCGACTACCGCACCTACGTCGGCGACGGCACGAACGGCGAGCTTGGCTACACCTACGTCGTGCCCGTCACGTCGCAGTCTGGTGCCATCACCGTCGATTACAGCTACACCCCGAACGCGAGCAAGAAGCTCACGTTCTCGGCCAGCGGCGCGAAGACGCTCAAGTGCGTCCGCATCGAGAACATCGACGCGACCGGCAAGGTCTTCCGCATCGACATCGAGGACGCGACGAACACCAATGCGGTGTCCATCGACTTCCCGGGCGACGACGAGGAGAACGTGGCCGTCCTGCCTCTCAAGCTCGAAGGCTCCATCGTCGAGGTCATCGACGAGCAGAACCCGACCTAAGAGCGGTTGAATCCGAAACGCGAAGGGGGTATAATTCCATCAGGAGCTATACCCCCTTTTGATTTGACCGCCATGAAGACACCAACCCTAGACCTGTCGGAGCGCGTGCCCTTCCGCGTGGTCATCGAAATCAAGGGCAAGAAGCAGGAATTTCAGATCCCGACGGAGCTGACCGTGGCCGAGACGGAGCGCATCCTCGAACGCGAGGTTCTGCTGTCAGCCGTCATGGTCAAGGAGGTCGAGGAGGCGGAGAAGAAGGACGCCATCTCCGAGTTCGTGGATGCGGCAGTCGGCTACCTAGAGGTGCTGTTCAACCGCTACCACCCGGAGATGACGGCCGACCTGCTCAAGGAGACGCTGACGCACAGAGAGGTTATCCGAATCACGCAGTTCTTCAAGGCCAAACGATACACGGAAGCGCTCGGCCTCAACGGGGACGACGGCAAAAAAAAAAGCCAAAATCGCCACGCGAGCAACTGAAAGACCTGCGCCGGACGGTTACGTTCATGGTGATGAGCGGGTTCTCGCTCGGTGAGGTCAGGAAGCTACACGTCGATGAGTTCTTCGCCTACTACGAAGCCCTGATTTACATCAAGGAGCAGACCGGCGAGGTCAAGCCGGGCACGTCGTCGGAGCTGGCCGGGACGACGGCCGAGGACGACATCAACTCACTCAAGAGCCAGATGAAGGCGTTTAAGCGCTAAACCTATGGCAGAAAAGACCACAATCGGCGAGCTGGTTTATAAAATCTCCGGCGACGGAGCGGATTTTTCGCGCACCATCAAGGAGGCCGACAGCGCCGTCGCTGGTCTTGACAAGAGCAACACCAAGGCCGGCAAGTCGGCCGGCGACATGGCTCTCCAATACGGCAAGATTTACGCCGCGCTCCGCACGGTCAAGGCCGTGTATGACGAGACTATCGGTAACGCCATCGCCTACGAGAGCGCCTTCGCGGGCGTCAGGAAGACCGTCGATGGGACGGAGGCGCAGTTGAAGGCTCTAGAGAAGGGCTTTTTGGACATGAGCCGTTCAATCCCGGTGAGCGCCAACGAGCTGGCGCACATCGGCGAGATTGCCGGCCAGCTCGGCGTCCCCATCGGGCAGATCAGGCAATTCACCGACGTAATCGCCAAGGTCGGCGTCACCACGAACCTATCCACGGAGCAGGCCGCTACGGACTTCGCGCGCTTCGCCAACATCATGTCGATGCCGGTCGAAAACACGCGCCGGCTGGCCTCTACGCTGGTCGAGCTGGGCAACAACTCGGCCACCACGGAGCGCGACATCCTCAACATGGCGATGCGCCTCGCCGGTGCCGGCGCTACGCTTAAAATGACGGAATCGCAGGTTATCGGCTGGTCGGCGGCGCTCTCGTCCGTCGGCATCGAGGCAGAGCTTGGCGGCTCCGCCCTCTCCCGCTTCCTGCTCTCAATCGCAACGGCGTCCAGCAAGGGCGGCGACGACTTGGAGAAGCTGGCCGCTGTGGCCGGCATGACCGCCGCGCAGTTCAAGCAGTCGTTCGCGGAGGACGCGAGCGGCACGCTTGAGAAGCTGGTCGCTGGCATGGCGAAGGTTCAGGCCGGCGGCGGCGACCTCATCAAGGTCTTGGACGCCCTCGGAGTGGATGACATCCGCCTCAAGGACGCCCTGCTCCGCTTGGTCAGCGCCAACGACGCAGTTACCAAGTCCCTTGACCTGTCCGCTAAGGGCTGGGAGGAGAACAACGCGCTACAGGTCGAGGCAGACAAGCGCTTCAAGACGACAGCGAGCCAGCAACAGTTGATGAAAAACAACTTTACGGCGCTAGCGGTTCAGATGGCAAACTACTTCCTGCCGGTGGTCAATACGGTCATCAAGTTCTTCATCCAGATGGGGAACAGCGGCGAGGCGGCGGTCATCACGATTCGCGAGGCTCTGCGTATGCTGGTGGCTTGGACGGCAACCGGCTTGGTCGGCGTGTTCGCCGGCATCATCGGCGGCGTCAATGCGGTCATCAAGGGCATCAACAAGGTGCTCGACTTCGCCGGAATCGACAAGCGCATCGGAGAGCTTGACAGCGCCATAGGCGTCTTCGGCAAGGTCGCCGACGCATCGGCTGACACCACGGCCGACGCGGCGAAGAAGATCGGCGAGGCGTGGAAGCGTGCGTCCGGCAACGTTGATGACCAAGTTGAGGCCATCGCCGAGGCGCAGAAGAAGGCCGGCCAGAGCGCCGGCGACGCCAAGGAGGATTTTAGCGACCTGTTCAAGACGCTCGACAAGGGTTCCGCGAACACCAAGAAGGCGTCGCAGGAAGCCGAAAAAATGGCCGAGAATTACAAGAAGGTAGGGTCGGAGCTGAA